ATTGAAGCTTCGGTACTTGTAGCAGCATCCATTTGTGCGCCAGTAGCCCTTGATATACCACCAGCAGATTGTTTAAGTTTGGCAATCATGTCTAACGTTGCTTGAGCATCAGAATCGCCGCCGGCAATACGGGCCTGTAATGCCTTAATGTCGCCCGGTGATATTCCCTTCACAAGGGAATCTAGCCTATGTTGAGCTTCAACCGGATCTAAGGTTCGCATATCCTGCGCAAGCCGACCGATCTGAACACCAAGTGGACCGGCACCAGCATTCTGAAAAGTTTTGCCCATTTGTGTGAATATAGGATCAATAGATGCTGACATTTTTAAGAACATATCTCTTACATCAGTATCTTTGACTCCGGCCAAGGCTGCCGTCATATTCTTAGCGGCTTCTTCACCGTGTACAGCAGCAACCATAGTCGAATCAGACGATTTTGCAGCTTGTTGCATATTATCTATTAGTTGTTGTCTTGAAATTCCTACAGTTTGGGAAAGTCTACTAAATTGATTTGCTAATTTAAGAGAATCGGCAGATATCTGTTGAGCAGTCTTTGCACGAATATCAGAATAACCTCTTTCAGCCTCCATCATGCCACCAATTAGTTCCATAGATTCTGTACTACTGAATCCCATTCTCCTCATCTCTGTGGCCGATAGTGAAACTGCCTTACCAAACTTTTGCATACCTGTTACATTCATTGTGGTACTGTATTTTTCAGCAACTTTCTGAAGTTCTTGAAGTCTAATACCAGTTTGATTTACAAGCTGGTTCAATGCTTCAAATCCATCAGCAGTTGAATTATTTCCATTCATTACATTGATGCCGGATTTATACAATGAATCATATACATCAATATATTCTTCCTGCACACCCATAACCTTGTTACCAACGGAGGCAAGTCCAGAAAGAACATACGTTAGTTTTTCATCGGCGCCTTTAAGCTTCTTGCCACGGGCTAACGTTTCCTTATCGTCTTTTTCTAGATCTTTGTTGCGCTTCTTTGTCTTAGCGCCTTCTTCATTTTCTCGTTTGAGGTTCTTGAAGAGCTTGTCTAATTCGTTGTTTACTTTCTTTACATCATCACTGGAGGCTGCGCCACCTCCGCCTCCACCTCCGACACAGCATTTCTTAACGGCAGCAACTAGGTTCTTGGTTTCACCGAGCGATTTTCTAAGAAGTCCCTCAATTGTAAATAATGTCTGCTCAGTTGCCCAGGGAGGTAGGCCAGAATACGCATCAGTAAATGCGCCCTCGGCAACGCCTGTTATAAAAGTAGAATTATCAGCCATAAAAAGTATTGGTTATGTCCCGTGATAAATAAGTGAAAATAGTAATCAATACTATTTATCAAATTATTTCCAGAGGTAAATTATGGAACCACAAGTTCAACAAAACAATCCGCTGAAGCAGTATTTTAGAACATTTAAGCTGTATCTAAAAGTGCCTAGCGGTTCATCATATTATCCAGCATCTGTTCTCGAATATACAGATAGTGGAGAAATCGGTGTTATGCCGATGACAGGGAAAGATGAGCTTGCCCTTAAGAACCCAGATGCATTACTAAATGGCGAGGCACTTATTGAGGTGTTAACAAGCTGTGTTCCTGCACTCAAGAATCCAAAGGCTCTATTAACAAATGATATTGACGCATTGATTACAGCCATACGCTATGCAACATATAACGATACTCTCGAAACATCTCTTATTTGCCCAAAGTGCAGGCACGAAAATACGTTTAAGCTAGACCTGCAATATGCGCTTGATAACATGTCAACATTGGAAGATGAATATATTGTAAATCTTGAAACTGGTTTAAGTGTGTTTGTTAAGCCGTATACCTTTCCGGAATTACTAAAGGGATTACATGCTCAATTTGAACAGAATAAGTTAGCAAGAGCAGTCGAAAGTGAAACATTATCCGATCAACAAAGATCCGAAATTTTTGCAAAGGCGTTTAAAGAAATTGCTGTCACAAAATACGAATTAATGGTAAACGGTGTTTTAAAGGTTGTCGACGAATCCAACAACATAAATGTAACCGATAAGAAGTTCATTAAGGAGTTTTTACAAAACATCGATAAGAAGAGTGCTGACAAAATCAGTGATCTAATTGATGAAGTTAATCAAATCGGAATTAAGAGAACTTTTACAGCTAAGTGCGAAAAATGTGAACACCAGTGGGAAAGCGAGATTGATTTTAATCCTGTAAATTTTTCATAAGGTCCCTTATTTTTTTACCGCCTGAAGAATTAGGTGGCCTTATAGAATCATATGTTAAAGACGGTAAGTCTCTAAGAGAACAGATTGCCGACATATGCTATTTTATGCAAGGCGGAATTGAATGGAATTCAGCGTGGGGTATGAGTTTTGAAGATAGAGAAACTGCTGTGAAAATTATAAACAAGAGAAACAAAGAGAAGAACCCCAACGCCAAGGAATACATGTAAGGAATTATCATGCAAAAAAAGACAGACACTAGCGAATTGGATATTCCAAAGGATGACATTGATTGTTGGGAGAGATATCCTAAGCATCATTGGGTTTATGATCTATCACGTTTACTTGATGCTCAGCATATCGGATGGAGCCCGTATGAGGTTTCAATGTACCCTTACCGCACATTGAATATGATTCTATTTACTAATCAGACTATAATTCGCCAACCCGGTTTTATCTACATAAAACCGTCAGAGGGAGACCATCTAATATCAGAAGTCTTCATCGCTAAAGGTGAGATTAAATTGATTAGACATATTGACCCGAAAACGGGCGTAGGACTCCCGAATCTAGTAGGAGAAGTAGAGCTAAGACTTAATGCATTTGTGACTCTTCACTTTGCAAAATTCACAGGAGTCATTACCTGCGAAACTTATGGCCATGACATCCGACGAATTCAATTAAGAGCACATTCAGATCTGTCCTTAACAACTGATTCTGAAATTATCAAACTCACAAAGCGCATCTATAAAAGAAGTGATGTAACATTAAACGGTCTTACAGACCGAATTCTTCACGAAACACTCGCTTCGTAAACTCCGCTTCGTTCTTCGTTCGAATTACTTACTTCGTAAATTACAGACTAGACTTAATATCATGACGGAGGAGTCAGACCAAGGGTATCCAAATCCTTGGACGGCGAAAACCATGACGGTGTCACCAGACTCTGAACCGAAATATTTTGTAGTGTTGGATTGATTATGTCAACTACACGCATTTATAGCGTTTCGGAAGGGGCCTAAGAAGTTGTAACTTCATACGGGCTCGTTGCATTTGTAATTACCTTTCAGTCAATAATTACGCAACCGGCGGGCCATACCCTGTTTTCACATACCCACCGCAAACTTTGATCATCTTACTTACAACAAAGGTTGCGTTCATATGATTTTGCCATTGCACATCCAATGGACCTGGCTGTTGCGCTCTATTCTGAACGACACGCCGGCGAAAAATTGACTAGGCTCGCTAACCCTGTATTGTGAAGCACTAACAGTAATTGATTCTTGGATTTGTAGTTTTAAGATTTGGGTTTGCTTTAGATGAAACCTATACGCTAATGACCTTATACGTTCACGGGGCGCGTCACTCCCGCTATCTAATTGATTTGCTTGAACAGTTTTGCTGTTACACTATTTTAGCATCGCTACATGTTACATGTAGCGATTCTTGATAGATTAAAATTCCACAGATGGATCGCAGGTAAATGCCCTCATTTCATCAATTCTGCGCAACCACCCCTTTAAGAATCTTGATTGGTTTGGCTTATTAGCAACAATGGATCTGTAGAATTTCTCACGTTGATCGCAGATAGCCAAGCATGTCTCAATTGGATCAGCATCGTTGGCAGCGCCGAGGGTTTGTGGTCCCACTGCGCCGTCATCGTTAAGACCCAGGGCGCGTTGAAGAAACTTGTTTGCCCTGCCTATTCCGTGATTTACGCATCCATCAAAATGCAAGACAGCTACTCTTGATGGAAGTTCTCCACAATGTCCGGCTTGCCAGTAACGATGAAAATATATGCCTTTTGCTTCTTCCCATGTCAGATTGTAGATATCGACGTCTGGATTAGCATTCTTAGCAATCCCAAACTTTGTTTCGCCACCACGATCTAAAGGATCATCTACATATCCAACAGCTTTTCGCTGCTCTCTTGTGTCTACAAGGCCAGCTTCAACCTCCGGGGTTAATTCCCAATGCCCACCAACTTCATATAACATTGCGTGATCAACTGCCGCTTCAAATGCTTCTGTAGACATGATGACTCCTATTCATTTTCATTATTTATCAAATCAGGATAAATAGTATAAACAGGGGATATAATGCCATCCAAATCAAAAGCTAAAGGTAATGCGTGGGAATTAGAAGTTGCTAAATTCCTAACAGATACCTATAATGAATCATTTCTTCGCGTGCCAAGTAGCGGTGCGTTTGTGGGTGGTAAGAATACACACCGTAAGGCAACAATAGATAAAGCTCAATTACAGAGTAAGAAAGGTGATATACATCCGCCAATGGGATGGAATCACTTCAACCTAGAATGCAAGAGCTATGCCGACTTTCCGTTTCACCAACTCTGGTATGCAGATGTGAAGATCCTCGACTCCTGGATTGCACAGCAAAAAGAAGTCGAGGATGAGGGAGACTTGAATCTAATTCTTATTAAGATATCTCGGAAAGACAAATGGGTAGTGTATCCTCAAAATTTAGGATTAACTGTTGACCGTGGGTTAGTGTACAAGGGATGGGTATTTGCAAGTTGGGATGACTTTTGGTCGAAGGAGCAGAACGTTTCTTCTGTGAAGAAGTTTGCGGCTGAATCGGTAATAGTCCTGCCCTCTGCATAAACTCCTTGCGATATTTCCTTGAAATATTTGCAGGCCAGTGCGGCGATACATATTCAATTTTAAGACTTGGTATATTATACCAATCCTGATAAGAATATCTAGGTGCAGTTTTTGTAGAGCCCCTAAAATATCGTTCAATTCTGTCCAGCGCGGCCTGGCACTCCGATAATCTAAAAGTAACGAGCAAAACAAGACGTCTGTCGATAAACATTCCGTGTGCAATTATTGGATCATTATCACGTAGCCTGTTAAAAGACGCATCATCAACGATTGTTGAAAATACACCGGTGCCGGATAATTGGCCACTTTGAAATTTTCTATCTAAATTTTCCGAAGTATGTTGCTCGGCCTTAATCTCGTAATGGTTACCAAATACAAGGCAGGTTGCATCAAAAATAGACTCCCCATTTACAGTGCTGTGCATTTGTGTGTTATGCTTGAGACCTAGCTGCCTTGCAATTAATGCTTCGCGCAGCAACACATTTGATTTCTTATCATCTAATATCGAAAGTAATAATTGTCTATGTCTCGGGCCTTCTGTTAATAATTCAAATTCTGCATCATCCCATAATATGTAACGATGTAAGGCATTCATATCCTCTTCAGTGACCATTTGATTTCCTTTTTGTTATTATGAAGTCCTAGTGTAACAAGAAGTTCTAAGAAATTGCAAGAGCATCATTGCTCTCGAGAGACGTAAACCCGCCCTCTTTAATCACTTTTAGGACATTAGACACTCTTCCAATAAGTTCGTCGCGGTGACTAATCAGGAATATGTTTCGTTTACTTTCTCTTCCCATTTTCTTTAGAATAGCTAAAGATGCTTCGACACCTGCACTATCTAATCCTTGATCCAATAATTCGTCAATGAACAATAAATTAATTTTATCATTCATGGATTCGAAAACATCTCTAAAACTCCATGATAGAGATAGGATAAGTCTAGTACGCTCGCCTCGTGAAAGATTATCAAAATCGAATTCCTTTCCGTACATAGTAATCTCGACTTCCAGGTCGGACTTAAACTGAACCGAGTGGGGAAGTCCAATGTCTGCAAGATAATGTGCAAGGCGATGGTTAAGAAATGCTAGATTTTGATCGATAATCTTCTTACGAATAAAGCTGTCTTTGTTTGTTAATAGCTTCATTAGAAATTCTTGATGGTCACGTAATTTTACTAATTCGTTGAGCTTAGTAAAATCAATCTCTTGCAAACCATCCTTTTTCAATGCATCAATTTGATCTACATATGGATTTGCAGAATCTAATTCAATTGATAAACTGTTACCAAGCGTATCAAGTGTTGACTTGTGTCCGTAGGCTTCATCAATTGTTGAATAGAAAGTTTCGGGCAATTTAGGAATTAGTGAAGCAACAGAATCAGCAAGGGTCTTAATTTCATCCCTTTTAGCAGCCTTCTCGTTGAGTCTCTTTAGTGCATCTTTATGATCCTCGGAATCTTCCTCATGCAATTTCTTGTGCGTTTCAGCATCCATTGCTTGATTGCACTTTGGACAAATTTCGGCAGAATAACTGTTTAGATTTTTTTCTAAACGAGTCTTTATTCTTGTAATCTCTGTTACTTCTTTTTCTAGTCCACCTAATTCTTTTGCTAGTGATCGATGTTCGGCTGTTAGATCTTCTACTTCCTTTTTAGACTTATGTAAAGCAATCTCATTGTCAATGTCGACGTTGAGCATCTCCATAATAGAAGATTGTAACTTATCTATTTTCTGCGCCTTCGAACGGTCCCAGGCGGATGACTTTGCCTCGAGAGCCAAGATATTCTGTTCAATTCGTTTATTCGCCTCACCCGCCGCCGAAATACGAAACTCTTCCTCTCTAATTTCCTCACGAGTTACTTTCGCCTCCTCTTTAAGCTTTTCAGCCTTTTCAGATAACTTGGTGATTCCCAGAAGTTGTTCAATTATCACACGCTGATCATTTGTACGTAAGGCAAGAAATGGCTCAACGTAAGTATTCAACGCGAGAATATGTTTAAACATGTCATGTGAAACACCTATAATACGCTCAATCTCAACCTGTGTATGTCTGCCTTCACCCTGTGATTCGTCTTCACTTGTTTCCTTTTCGACACCATCTTTGGAGAACTTAAAAATACCGGGTTTGCGGCCGCGTTCAATTTTATAACTAATACCATTCATTTCGAATGTTAGTGTAACCAACATATTTTTCATGTTGGTTTTATTGATAAGATTATCTTTCTTAATGTTCGTGAGAGCAGATCCATATAATGCATAACTCAGCGCATTAACTATGGTAGATTTACCAACACCGTTGCGATTATCGTTACCACCGAGGTCGAGATTTTCACCTAGAACAAGAACTAGATCATCACTACTAAAATTAATTGACTGAGTAACATTGCCAATACTCATGAAGTTTTTTATTGTTAGTCCATGTAATTTCAGCATCTGTTACAGTCCATTATAAATTTCTATTAATTTGTTTGAATCGAATGCATCGCTATCAATATTAGTAAGTTGTTCTATAACAATTTGATCAACGGTTTTGAAGGTAATATCACCCTCATAATCTTTTGATAGCTCGTCGTCTTGATTCTTAACTAACTTAAACTCTCTTACGCTATATTGTGCAAGAAATGTTTCTCGAAGAAATGTTGCCTCTTCGTAGGTTATGTCAATGTCGAGCGTGACCTGCATGTATGTTTTCGGCTTCAGGTAGATATCGGGATTGGCGAGCAATGCAGCTAAATTGATGCTGATAAATCTCGGGCCATCAGTGTAGTCGAGAAATTCAGGCTCTTTGTCCCACTCTAAATAAACAGCACCGCGTTCAAAGTCCCATACATCGGAGTAATTATGTCCAAAAGGATTACCAATATAATTAATCTTACCCTTTGTTTGCCTCTTGTGGAAATGTCCGGAAAATACCATTTCTTGATGCTTAAAGTGATCGGCATTAAGAGTTCCGTGATCGGGCATCTCCACTGACGCATTCATCTTAAAGCCCGGAAGCTCCAAATGACCAAACAGATATTTTGTCTTTATGTTAGTAAGTCCCTTCCACTCCTCCTCAACAAGCCACGGAATGAGGGCAACATCTCCTTCAATCATTGGTTTATCAACTAAGACTATATTAGGAAATTCGCTACCTACTACCATAGAATGAATTTCTCTCTTCTCACGATAAAAGAGATCGTGATTCCCCACCATAACATAAGTTTTCTTAAAGGCAGCATTTAGCTTCCTTAAAGCCTGCATGGTGTAATCTAATGTCAGAATATTAATATTTGACCTGTGGTGATGCCAATCGCCGAGAAATAGGCAAGTATCGACTCCACGAGATTTTGCTTCAGTAATTAACCAGTCAACGAAATCTAAACAATCCTGATTATGTTCGGCAGAATTGTGTCTAAGACCAAAATGAATATCAGTGAAGCAAACAACCTTTTCGAATAGATTATTCGTGATCATCTTTTGCCGCTTCCTGAGCATCCTCTCTTAGGCGCCTAATTTCGCCTTCTACCGCCAATTGCCTTGAGAAGCTCGGGCTTGCACCACTATCAATTAGCAAATCATCACGAAGATCTTGGTTCTTCTTTTCTAAGTTCAAAACCCGTGTGAAACTATTTTGTAAAGACTGGGTGTAATACGAGAACGGATTATCACTTTTCGATTCATCGAATTGTAATCCCATCTGCGCAAGTTGGAGTAACGCCTGACCCTTCATTTCGTCAATGTAAGTATAGCCGCGCCAGTTGCCACGTTGACCATATTTGTTGACCATAAGAATGAACATCTTGGCTAGCTTGTTTGTAATGCTGCCGCGCTCTAGATTAAACTTTCCGTTTTTGGAATGTGAACGGCCAACCTCTTTTGCAGCACCGTTTTCAATGATGTAATGTTTGAAGGGGAAGAAATTCAACTTAACATGACTATCTGCAACACTCTTTGGATTCTTTTTTCTACCCGGTGCGTGTGGAATGTGCTCAAATGTAAGAACTCTAAATACAAGATCATCAACGGAAATTGTGTCAGATTTTACCTTAAATTCTGAAAGTTTTGGTCTGTCAGGTCGGCTCGCAACCGCAGCTTCAAACGCAGTCACACCCATTCTTGCTGCTCTAGTTATCTTAGCTTTTTCCTGTACTTCAGAAAGATAAATTTCTTGAATATTTTCTACAATAGCATCATAATCGCTATATTTAGGATCAATGTACTCTGAAAAAGAATTCTTGCTGCGATGAATTTCTTTGAGCATATCCTTATTGTTGAGATAATTTACTTTCTTGACCGGAATCATTGCAGGTGTTATTGGAATGAATAGGTCTTCGTCGTCTTCTAGTTGTTCTTGTTCAGTCATTAAGATCTTCTCCTTTAGAGGGTTTCATGTAGTGTAACACAAAGAAGTTCAGTAGTCAAGGGGTTCGTAATTAACATATGTGTTTATAACCAAGATAAATAAGAAGATAGGAGACTACACGCATGCCACAACAAGACTATAGAGCAAGATTACAGCCTAAGGATATCAATCAGGCTTTGACTATTCTTGGCCCTCGTGATAAGTCGAACATACTGTTTCCGCTTTACTCTACCCGTGGTGTGCTCTTTCCATATACCCCATCAGTAACCACCGGTAATATTGCCGAATATGATACAAGCAGTTTTACTCATACCATTTATAATTACAATGCTTATGTCCGATCATACCCTAAGCCTATAAGCATCACAGCTGAATTTACAGCACAGTCAAACGATGAAGCACTATATTTATTAGCGGTCATTCACTTCTTCCGTGCAGTCACGAAATCATATTTTGGAGTCACACCATATAATAGGGCCGGAACTCCACCGCCTGTATTACTATTCAACTATTTAGGTGAATTCCAATTTAACAACGTTCCGGTATTACCAAAGTCATTTGACTTTACGTACCCTGCGGACATTGATTATGTGCCGGTCGATACAGTGCAAAACCAAATTTATTCTGCCGGCATCGGGGTGAGTCTTCCAGCCGGATCCTCGGGTGGATATACATATGTCCCGACACATATGACTGTTTCAATTGAACTTGAAACGCAATACATTCCTATTAAGCTTAGAAATGAATTTAATCTCGACGAGTTTAGATCTGGTAAATTAGTTGGTAGGGGTTATATCTAAATGGCACAAAATTCAAAAGATACAAGTCAATATTTGGCCACTCCTGTTACGAATTGGTACCTGGATTTATGGGTTCAAAGAAAAATTCCAAAGAGTGATTTCGATAAGATTATTGTTATTCCACCAGCATATGATCAGCGCCCTGATCTGTTGAGTCAAGAGGAATACGGTACACCAAAACTATGGTGGGTTTTCTGTCTAAGAAATCCGGATCTAATGGCTGACCCAATTAACGATTTTGTTGCCGGACTCGAAATATTTGTACCGGTAAACATTCTGAAACAATAATATGGACTTGCTTAAGAAATTCATGGCCGGGCTCGGCGGCGACTTCGGCGGCGGCGGAGCTTCGGGCTCCTGGGAACCTCCGGTAGGCCCTGCACTTGATCAAACTGCGGCTGAAACCGCACGTCTTGCACGTCAATCTATTAAAGGTCAGATGGATAACCAGTCCCCTGCCGAAACTGCGCGCCTAAACAGAGCTGGCCTACCGTCATTTTCCAAACCAGATAATAATTATTCCCATGAGGGAAATAATATAGTTACACATTCTACAGATGAGGATCTTAATTTAGTTCTTAAAATTCAGCCAAATATACTAGATAATTACGATGCAGCCACATATCACTGGAAACTGTTTATCACTGATCCCGATAGTTCAAGTTCTGGCGAAATTTTTAATGTAGCAAATCAAACTATTATAGCTGAAACATCAGTCACTGATCTTACAATAGATAAGGTAGAAATTCGTGGAGTTACAACACCATCTGTTGAAACAGGTACAGGAGTCTCAACAAATGTAAAATTTGAAATTACCGAACCTGCAGGCGCAGGACTTGTTGATAGAATGTTCTATCAATCCATTGCCCTGGGCATCGGTAATTGGGCAGTCATGCCTGTATATCTGCAATTACAATTTAAGAATAGAAATCCCGGAACTTCGGACCCCGACGAAGGATCGTTGGGTTCACTTGCTAGCTTAAGGTGGATATGGACGTTAAAACTTACACGCATTAAGGCGCAAGTGTCGACAGTTGGAACACGTTACGAATTTGAAGCAATCATTTATAATGAATTTGTGCAGTCGAATGCAATTTTTACATTACAACAGAATACCGTGTTAAATGATGTTGACACATTCCTAAAGGCAATGTCGGAATTACAAGATAAATTAAATTCCGATCAATTACTGAAACTTGTCGACAATTATAGCATACCAGATTCATTTAAGATTATTGTCGATCCTAAGATTGCCGATTATAAAATAACTCCTATAGACAATAATACAAATCCCACCCGCAATGGTAATTATGTAAAACTTGAAAATAAGGATGCATCGTTTCCATCGGGCACATCAATTGATAAGGTAATTGATTCATTACTGGCACAAACAGGGGAATATCAAAAAAGTATGTTGAATGCACCCACACCGGGTAGCGACGGCAAACCAATAACCCAAGAAGTTAGTCAAATGAAACAATTCTGGAGAATCATTACAGAAACCAGACCATTACAATTTGATCCTCGGCGTCAGGATGTTGCTAAGGAATTTACTATCTTTGTTGTTGAATATGATATTGGAATTCTCGATGCGAATGTGTTTCAAACTTCGGCACCACCGCTAACACTTGCGGCCGAACGGAAAAGGTTAGCAACATATATTAAGAAAAGTATCCTAAAGAAGAAATATAACTATATCTTCACAGGACTAAATGATCAGATTCTTAATTTTGACCTAACCATTAATAATGCTTTCGCAAATTCGCAGGCGCGGTTTGGGGGAATATATCAAAATCCTGCTATGTCAGATAAAGGTCCGGTAACGCATGAACATGCCGCCGATGAAGCTAAAGTAACTAATGCTCTTAGTGCTGCAATTTCCCTGCAAAATAATGCTAAAACAGCGAATACAGCAGCAGCACAAACAGCTCTTACAGATGCACGCACAGCGATTACGACATCGACGTTATCCGACGCAACAAAACAGCGATATCTATTACTCTTAGAAAAATCCAAGCCGGAAAGTAGAATGAACTTCTTAAGTGAAGTTCAAAAACGCGGCGGGATTAATAATGATGGAACATTATCTGGCGAAAGGGCTAAGGCGGTTAATTTAGCGAAACCAATTACAGAAAAAATAACTCAGGAACAATTTAATTTCATCTCAGATGTTGATATTGAGTCGCAGGCTGCTAAATCTGCTTATACAAGATTAATGGAGAGTAGTCAAGGGAAACTAAGACCCATTGCGCGAATTGAATCAATGCAGGATCGGCAAGTTGGATTAGGTGTTGAGTCGAGTAGTAATTCGGGAATCCAGAAATTATCAAATATGTTTTCTGTTGCATTACATAGCGGGCTCGATAGTTCATTTCAGAGAATTAGGATGACAATTAAAGGAGATCCTTTTTGGTTATTTCCACAGCCAGTCGAACATGCAAATGCAAAGATCTTTAATTCATTGAAGTCTCCGACCGAGGCAATTGATTGGATTAAATCTGCACATTTCAGGGCGGTTGATTCGGTTAATTATTATGGCACGGATAATTTTCTAATTATACGATTCAGAACTCCGAGAATTTTTAACATAGAAGAGAATCCCGATACAAGTGATCCGAATACAGATATTGAAACATTCAGCGGTATTTATAAGGTAGTTGAGGTAACAAGTAAATTTGGGGTAGGTAAATTTGAACAAGAATTGGTATGTATTCTTGATCCGGAAATTAGATTACTAAATGTTATGGATCAAATTAATACAGAATCTGCAAAGAAAGATGTGCCAACATCACCTAAAGATTTAACAACTACAAACCCGTTTCCCGAATCGGCAATTAAAGCACCAAAAATTATGGGTGTAAATGAATCAGCAGCAGAAATAGCAAGATTGGCAAGACAGTCGACTGTCGGCGATGCATCTGCAAGATTAACATCCAATGTGCCATCACCAGTCGCAAGTTTAATTGCTGGTCTACCACCGAGATACACATAATGTCATATCTAGATACAAATACACGAACTACTAAGCCTACATCTAATGATAAATTTAATCC